TGAGTTTGTTGGTCAGCAAGAGCGAGTTCTCAGGCAGTTGGCCTGTCTCACTCAGGTGATACAAGTACGATCCCATCTGGTTCTGCTTGTCCACTGGGTTGCGCTGGCTGGCGCTTGCCAACTGGGCCATCAGTGACTCAAACTGCTCTGGGGTGCGGCCTGCATCCATCGCCACTTGGCGCAGAGGTTCAGTGCCGTACCACTCCTTCATGTCCAAGTCCTTGCCCTTGTTGATCAACGAGTCCACCTTCTTGCGGGCGGTGGGGCTGTCGAGCAGGTCTTGCATACGCTCGTTGTACTTGGGCGACTTGTTGGCCGCACGGGCCTTGTCCACCGTAGGCATACGAGGCAAGTCCTTCTGCTCACGAGGCGTGTACATCCCTTGGTCACGGGGCATCAGCGGCAGGCCAGTGCCTTGTGGGCGCGTCATGGGGGCTTGCTGGGCCTCTAGCACCTCGGCGATCTTGGACTCACTGGCCTTCTTGGCTTGCGCCATCTCTTTGGCTTTGGTCAGTGCGCCAGTGACGCCTCTGCTTACTCTTCCTGCGTCTGCCATATGTAAAACCTTTCCACCGCGTTTGTACTGTTCTTGTGCAAACTCTGGCTGATATTCGTTTGGATAATATTTTGAGAACGACTCTGCAATTATGCTTTCGTCTATGCCCATGCCTAACAACTGGTCACGCAAACTGTTGACCACATCTGCACCACCTAGCGCCTCGTATGCGCGGCTGTAGTCTGGGGCGCTTGGTGAAGCCACTTGCTCTACGGCCACCTGCTCGATAGGGTCTTCAACATCCACACTCACATCCGCTGGCTTTGGTGTTTCGGTCTGGGTGATGGCTTCTTGGAAGTCTTGCTTGATCGGGTCGGCCACTTGTTGCGTGGTCTCTTGCTCAATGTTTGGTTGAGTGATGCGCTCGACCTCTTGAGGCACGCTCGTGGCCGCCTCTCTTCCGCCTTGGGTTTGGTTTTGGTCTTGGCGTTGTTGCAGTGCAGTAAGCGCACCGATCACATCGTCGTTGTACCTGCGCGTGCCAGTCTCATTGGTATGGATGGGGTCAGACAGCAGGCTCTTGTCCTGCAAGATGTCACCCATCGAATCCACCAGCGCAACATTAGGATGGGCGGCGGCGATCTCCTCAAAGAGAGGATCAATGCGCGGGTCAAAGTTGTTGTTGATCACATCGTCCATCGACGCGGCATAAGGTGCGCCAGTCAACACGACATTGACGCCTTGATCACCTAGCACCGAAATGATCTGCTCGATGTTGCTCTTAACCTCTTCTCTGGGCACGCCAGTGATGAAGTCCACACCACCAGTCTGCAAGAACACGGTGGCATTCGGATCAAACGATCCACCACCGTTGATAAAGTCCATCAGTTGCTTGTATGTGTCAGCAGTCGTTGCGCCACCTACTGATGTGTTGATCGTGGGCTGACCAGTCAAGGTGGTCAGTTCGTTGCCTAGCGTTTTGTTCAGGCTGTTCCAACTTGCGCCAGCCATGATGTTGCCACTCAGTCGTTTTGATGGGTCACCGCCGTCAGCCATTGCCAAGCCACCCTTGGCGTAGATGTCAGGCAACTCAATAGCGGGGCGTCTGATAGTTTTATCACTAAAATCGTCCATGAACCTCTCAGGCAACACCATGTTGTTGGCCATTGCCAACTCTTCCTTCAGCGCCTCAATGTACTCCTGCTGAGACCTGCGGGGGAACGGTTCACGCAACTCAGCGCGTGGCAACAACTGAACGAGTCCAGTCTCTTCGCCCTTGTCTGCCATCACACGGTTGCGGTGACGGCCCTCATGCCCAGAAATGAAGGGAACCAAAGGCAAGCCCTGCTCCTCCTTGTTGATCAACAGGAATGGCACATCATTGAACGCGCCAACATTTGGCAAGTATCCGCTCATGTATTCAGGGTAATCCAATCGCTCACCGCTTGAGGTATATCGCGTTGAGTTCTTGTCCATGAAGCGAGGCTGAAGAGGCACGGCGTACTTCTCAAAGTCCTTGGGGTTCATCGTCATCAAGGCTCTGGCGTTGTCGCCAGTGAATGCCTCTTTGAGCGCCTGCTCTTTGTACAACTTCCCAAGGTTGGGTATCTCGTCAGCGGCACGCTCAAGACGCCTTGAGCCGTAGTCGCCTTTCTCCTGCTGGACGATCTTTTTCAACTCAGTCAACTTGCTTGGGATGATGATGTTCGGCGCGGCCTTCTGCGCCCTTGCCATCTCGTTTGCCTTCTTCAGCGCACCCATTGCACCCTTGGCAATCTTGCCGCCATCTGCCTTACTCAAGTCTGGGCTGTAGATGTCGTAGGTGCCTTGGTTGCCCGTCGCGCTCTTGATTGCGTTAGGGTTGTATGACACCACCTCGGACAGATCGCCACCTCGGTACTGCATGATGCCATCGTAGCCTTGGGCCTGCGCCCTACTCTGAATCTGCTTGCCGATGTTGCCCTTCTCCTCGAACGCCTTCTCGACCAATCGGATGGCGCTGGCCTCATCCATGCCAAGGCTCATAAGAGCATCAGCCGCTGGATCAATGTTGCGGCCTGACTGACCAATGATGAGTGGGTTCTTGAGTTGTGCATAGACTGGCAACATATTGCCGCCCTCTTGACCTTCACGCAGTCTGCCTGCCGCACGGTCAGCCATGAACTGGTCAGCCATCTTCTTGCTGTAGTCATTGCCTTGACTCATCAGCGCAATCGCCTCGTCGTTCGGGATGCCTGTGTAACTGCTTGCGTGCGGGGTGTTGGGGGTCATGTATACCCCAGACCCTAACGCGCCCTCCTTGCTAGGTTTAAGGCGGCGGATGGCCTCCTTACCCTTGCCACCCTCAGTGGCCGTCGTGCCGTGGTACAGGCGCTCTTTGATCTTGCTTGGCTCAAGCATTCGCTGAAGGTTGGCCTCGCGCTCGGCGGCGGCAAGTTGCTTGGCCTGCGCCAATGCGCCAGTCACACCTTTACCGAGTTTGCGGAAGTCAGCCATATTGATCCTTAGACAGCATACGGGTTCACCCGTTTAGGTTGAGTGAACTCCAGATAATCGTCGTCATTATCGGGCGGTTCGGGGTTGATGTCGAGCCAGTTCATATCTTTCAGTAACCGAATCGCTTGCGTCGCGCTGTCCACATAGTCGTCGTGTGCCGCATCAGGGAACGCGCATATCTGGGACAAGAAGCCCTCGGCCCAACTCCTGACATAGCCCTTGTGGGTGTCGGACTCAGGCAACCAAACGCGGCCAGTCGCGAAGATGGACGCGGTGATCTGGAGTCTCTGCATCTTGTCTGCGCGACCCGGGTTGTAGGCACGCACGGGCAGGTGGGCATAGCGCAACTCTTGGATCAGGGATATGCCTGCGGCCTTGTCCTCCACGAGGATCAGGTCTGGCCGCTTGGCATCGCGCCCTTCGCCATAGGACACACGCCACTCCTCTAGCACCTTGGGCTTGAGTTTAGGGAAGGACAGGTGTTCAGCCCAGCAGTCGATCAGAAGCACGCTCATAGGCCCGTCCTGCGGCTTGAACACGCCCCATGTGGTCATGGCCGTCGGGTCATTGTGTTCCTTCTCACTGAAGGCGCAGTCATAGGACTGCACGATGTACTCGAACTTGGGGAAGGGCTTCTTGGCAGGCCAGAGGCGGAACATATCGCGGCTGACCACCTTGCCATCTTCAAGGTCAACGATCTGGCCTAGCACCTCTTGCTCATACAACTTACTGCCCTTGTATGACTCCAACTGCCGCTGGAATGCCTTGTCAAGGTTCTTAGCGTTGTCGAAGGTGCTGGCGCGGGACACCACCACATCGTCACCCTCACGGCCCACCAGATCGAGGATCAAGTCCTTGGGGCGCGGTGTCGTGGTCACAATGACACGCGGCTGGCTGTGGGGCTTGTCGTCTGGCTTGATACGCAGGCCAAGCATCATGTTGTCCCACGCCTCGTTGGGGCCAAGGTAGTTGAATGCGGCCAACTCGTCACACCACACGAAGGATGAGTTGATACCACGCAGGCGGTCATACGAGTCTGCTGACACACCCCTGATCTTGGAGCCGTTACTCAACTTGATCAGGTGGTCTTGTTTGTTGTAGTCGGTCACCAGCGCCTCTGGTATGCACGCCAGCAAGCCAGACGGCCCTTCAAAGCAGGTGAACTTCAAGTCACCGCTGGTAGGTGCCAGAACGATGCTCATCGTGCCGGGATGTGTCCATGCCCACCACCACAAAGCCTCGGCGGCTGACCTAGTTTTTCCCGCACCTCGCCCCGCAAGCATCAAGAACACGCGGTAATCCAAATGCAGGTCTGGTGGTATCTGATACGGGTGCGCTCCTGCAATCCACTTGGCATGAGCGATGAAAGCGATTCGGTTATGTTCGGGCAGGGTCTCGAACTCTGCCACCGTCTGGTCATCGAACAGGTCAGCCAGCACGCTTGGTCATCTCCATGTTGCGGATGATCTCCTCGAACTTGCTGGCCGTCGCGTCCATCGTGGCAATGGGAGCGGCACCCTCCACGCCGTGCAGGCCCAACTTGTCGCCGTACTTAGTCGGATGGAACTTCGCCAGCAACTTGAGGCGGGTCTCGATACGCAACTTGCGGTGACCAAGCATATCCTCGACGGTCGTCGCAGACCCCTCGTCGGTCATCACCTGCTTCTGGCCCAACTCAATGTTGTCAGCAATCTGCAAGCACTCCTCGGCGATGGCGTCGTACCCAATGTCGCGGGCGCGTGCGATGGATGCGGAAAGAGCCTCGTCACGACCCATCCAATCGTAAACCGTCCTCCACGCAGGGAAGCCATCGTTGTCTCTGCATATCTGACGCAATGGAATACCTTCGCTCAACTGCTCACAGATGATGCGTGCTATCTCAGGGTTGTATTTGCTTGGCCTGCCTGTCTTTGCGGGCGTAGGAGCCTTCGGAGCCTTGGATGTCACCTTGGCCTTCACGATGGCTTTTGCGGCCTCCTGTGCCGCTTTGATGTTCTTTGCGGGCCTCTTTGGCCCCTTCGGTGTTTCTGGCATGACCCATATTCCCCATAGTGTCGAATTGATCGCAGTGTAATCGATTCGCTTTGGGTTCGCCAGTCCATGCTTTGGGCATAGGAATACCAATCAAGGCCATTGCCTTGTCTCACCTACATCAACGACCTCTAAGGCCAGATGATGTTGTCGGCCTCGGCCTTTTGGGCCAAGAACCGACTCGGTTTTATTTCGCTTTCGATTCCTTACACAGGTTCTTGACATACGCGCTGGACTCCTGCTTCATGCAGTCTTCCTCATCCAGCGTGAAGTCTGGCACCCACATCCAGAACATCAAAAACGCTATCAGCATTATACCAATAATTAACTTTTGCAACACGGTCTCCTCTGGTAATTGTTGGCTGGGAAGGTCTTTCATCATGTCATCAATCTCCTGTTTGTTCATGTTACGACCTCTCATCCAATTGCATTTCACACAACTTTGCCAGTTGCTTTGCCCACAAGGCATCAACAGCACTCAGCGACGCAATAGCATTTCTTAAATCTGGCTTGTCTATGCAGTTCCAATAATGTTGGTAAGTGCAAAGCATTCCATGCAGGAACTTCATATCCAAATTCATTCGACCGATCTCCTCATGCTCGATGGTTGTGTACCACCCCTTCTTGGAATCAGCATGGTTTTTTGTTCGGATGCTGTTTGACAGTGTATAAAACTTGGCAATCTTGATACCGTCTGCCAGACTGTGAAGGTGCTTCATGCGGCCTCCTCGATCTCGTCGTACAGCCCTTCAAGGGCACTGATCGCAAACTTGATCATCTTGTCCTCGTACACAGGGGAGCCGTCCTCCTCCCGTTGTGCGCCAGCCATCACCAGCATCATTATTCGGCCTTCGATCAACTCCAGTGTTTGGTCTTTGGTCATGCTGTCACCTCTTTTGCCAAGATGGCTTGCAGGCCAGCCAACAACTGCTGGGCTTCCTCGCGGGTCAGCACGGTACTCATGCTGGCATTGCGGCCTTGCAGGTGCATCCACGCACCACC